TCTCATCAGTCAGGCCGTCATGGCTCTCCTCTCCATCGGAATTCTGCTGCGCCAGACACATTTTAATGCCTGACCACGCGCTGCTACTCGTAATCGCGCACATTGGAGGCATCAACCTGCTCGAACGCCACCTGATAACCGTTTAAAATGGTCGTCCCCAGGTCTCCCGCATCCAGTTTTTCCGCAACACTCTGCATCAGTGGATCGGAAGCTGCGCTCTCCAATGTGCTTCCCACCAGCGCACTGCTCCGGTGGCTTAAAATCATGTTGTCGCTGGTATCCACCAGAAAGGCTGCCGCATCTTCCATCTCCACCAAATACTGCCAGAATCATTCACAAAGTATGCAGGTTAAAATTGTTGCATCTGTATATAATGGCAATCTGACAAACAGCCTTGCAATATAATTACATCAGTGGTATAGTTGTTTTATCACTACAGATTTATTCCTAAAAGCTGTTGACTTTGCTTACTGTTTGGATATAATAATATTGTACCTATTTGTGTGGTACAGTATTTTGAGAGTATATCCCTAGCAGTAATCCTCCCAACATATGGGAAGCGATGAGCCTAGGGATATTTTTTTACCAAGGAGATTTTATGATAAAAACAGCTATTCTTGTTGACGGCGCTTTCTATAGAAAACGTGCCTACACATTATTCGGAGACATAAGCCCTGCCGAGAGAGCAAAAGAACTTTCGGCATACTGCCACCGTCATATAAAAGACGAGAAAGAAGGTGCATGCCTCTATAGAGTATTTTATTATGATTGTCCCCCTATGAACAAACAAGTATATCATCCCTTGCTAAAGCGGGCCATCAACCTCGGTCAATCGGAGGATTATGTATGGGCAAATGATTTTTTTAAAGAATTAAAGCATCAACGCAAGTTTGCACTCAGACTGGGTCGACTCGCCGAGGAACAGGCTCACTTCAACATAAAACCCGATGTGATGAAAAAAATATTATCCGGCGTAAAAACTATAGATGAATTAGAAGAAAAGGATTTTTCATTATCAGTTACCCAGAAGGGTGTCGACATGAGAATTGGCGTAGATATCTCTTCACTTTCCTTCAAAAAGCAGGTTGACAGAATCATTTTAATTTCTGGGGACAGTGACTTTGTACCAGCCGCCAAGAATGCCCGACGAGAGGGTATTGATTTCATTTTAGACCCAATGCGTTCACCAATACGAGACGATTTATACGAACACATTGACGGAATAAGAACAAAAGCTCCTAAATTAGAAAAACAAAACGTTACATAAAGAAAGCCCCCGGAACTTGATATTTCCGGGGGTTGTGCTTCTCATCTTGAACCGAAGTCCGTTTTCAATTAAACTCTGGCTAATTTCAAATCATTGATTTTACTGAGAAAACGTAACTTTTTGTTACCAACGCGTTGCCAATTACTTTTTGTGAATTATTGCTAATCTGCTTTTTTACTGCATTTCATTGCTCTTAAAATATAGCACACCGTGTTTAAGTATCACATATTATTAAGCCGGCAGGATTGCTCCCACCGGTCATACTCTTACAATGCTTCCAGTCCCGCTTTCCAGCTCAGCTTGCCGACAATTCCATCCGCCGCCAGCCCGTGGTTGCCCTGCCAGGCCTTGGTCATGCGCTCCGTGCCGTTGCCGAAATTGCCGTCCGCCGCCGCGCCAATGATGATCTGCCATACCTTTACCGCGTTACCCTTGCTACCCTTTTTGATCGTTTTCATATTATAATCCTCCGTATTTGTTGAGGTGGTCGTTGCCGCGATTGTACCGGTGCAACTTACCGCCTTGTTAAATAATGCCTGCTCTGCTTTTCTACGCCGTGTCAGCCCTGCCAGCACCTTTCCAGCCGCTTTGTTGTAACTTGGCATTGCCAGCGCGATCTGCGCCGCCGTTCTGCCCTTGCAAAGCTTCCGGAGGTTTCCGGCTCCCAGATTAAAAGCAAAGGATACCAGCGCATCGAACTGGTTCTGATTAAGCTGCTCCGTGATCGGAACGTATGCGGGATTGTTGACGTATCCCTCAAACTTTGCAATGTCCTGCCGCAGGTATGCGTCCGCCCGCGCCTGTGTGATCGTCATGCCGCTATGTACGCCAGCCGTGTGACCGTACCCGATGGTCCATACACCGGCGGCACACCGGTATGCTGCCAGTCTGCATCCCTCATACTGCTTGATAAGGGCAAATCCTGCCTGTCCAATTCTTCTATTTGCCATTGTCCTCTACCTCCTTGTCTCTCAGCTGCAACAGCACATCCTTAAGCTTGTCCGGGATCGGGATAAACATTGCCGCGTTCTCCAGCAGGCTCAGTGCCTCGTTGCAGATGTAAAACATAATAACAATCTCCCGCAGCGCGATCGCATCATTCAACAGTTTCTGAATCGAATATGCTACTGCGATCACGATGAACATCACAATCTTTTTCAGAAGCCCCTTGAAGCCCGTCTCTGAACTCAGTGTCTTGGTATAAATGCCCTTGATAACTCCGGTCACATAATCCGCCACCGCCAGAAACACGATCGTCTTAAGCAGCATATCCCAGCCGCCGAGCCAGCCGGCAATAATCCCGCCGACGATTCCTACAAAAATGCTTGTGTGGTTAAAAAGTTTTTCCATATTCTTTTCCTCTCTTTCCTTATAAGATAAGTATAAAACACTGCTTATGCAGGTTTGTGCCAACTGAATAGCGCCGGACGCTCGATCACAAAGATCAATTGTTCGGCGCTATGACTATGGTTCTGTTACTGTTTTGCTTCTGCAATTTCCTGCAGCCGACTCTCGATTTGTGTTAAAGTCGCATCTAACTTCTCCCAGTTCTCGTTCTGCGCTGCAACATCATAAAATTCATGTTCCTCCGGTACGTTAAAGCCATAATTCTCCGTCTGTTTCATGATTCTCCTCCTACATCATAGTTGTATCTTCCTCGACACTTTTCTTCGCCGGTTCCTCATATGTCTCCCCGGTGATCTCCTCATATTCCGCGGCTGTGATCCACTTTCCTACCGCATTGTACACACGGGTTTTGCTCCAAAGATTCTTGTCATAATACCCTTTTACCTTTTCATAATGTTTACTCATCCAATGTCACCTCCATCTGCATAGCCAGATAATCCATATCGGCAGCAAGCTTCTGAATATCGGTTGTATTTCCATCAACCGTCTTATTTGTCGCGGTAACTGTTTCCGCCATCTCCGATGCGGTTGCCGATGCCTCCGCAAGTTTTGATGCCAGATCCGTGACGCGCTGCGAATAGTCGTCACTTTCTCTTCCGAGAACTACCGTCGCATGATTATCCTCAAGCACCACACGTTCCAGCACCACATACTCAGTGATAATGCTGGTCCGCTCATCATGATCGTAAATCTCCAGCCGTGCCAGATCATTTTTGACCGAAAAAATATCCTGCAAAGCTTCGCAGGACTGGTTTTCAAATACAATATTCAATTTTCCGTTTTCATGGTTTGCATTTACAATTTCATAAATGCCTTTTGCTGTTTTTAATCTCATATTTTTCTTGTCTGCCTCCCTTTAATTAATTCGCCTAAGTGTAATATAGCCCCCTGCAATACGGCCAAGTGCATAGATCTTAATATATCCATTCGCCTTGATCGGGATAAGTATATTGATGTTGACATTATGGACATTGTTTGCCTGATAAAAATAATCTTCCGCGATCAGCGTGTCGTTGCTGTCTCCTGCATCATACCGGTGTACGGTTGCAATTGTATTTGTCGTTGTAAAATTTTTATCAACAGTCAACATCATACTGAGCATATACCAGCCTTCTTTTTTTACGGTAATTGCTCCATACTGGTTGAAATTAATTTCACTGGAGCCAAAGTTTTTCTTGTAGCTCGTGAGTGTATACAAAGATGCCGTTGCCAATGCTCCATGTGCTTCAACCTTTATAAGAGCAGCACAATTCATCTGGGTATTGACATATGACAAAGGCTCCCCAAACTTAGCATCGCTTTCTGCTTGTGTATAACAGCCTGTCCAGGGATACCACTGCCGGTTCATATACATGCGCATATACATCTTGCAGCTGCTGAACACATATGCAACCTGTACCACAGATGATTGATTTGTCGCACAAAATACCGCCAGATTATAATAAGCACTTTCTGACAGTGCTGGTTGTGTTCCGGTCACCTCTGTATAATTGATCCAGTATATTCCTGCATCCGTGCTATTTATCAGGTCATCAATATTTCCTGTGAATGATCCTCTGGTAGCAAATTTTTTCTGATCATTTTCGGAAAGCTGATGGATCTGATCTCCCAACGATCCCTTAACATTCGGATTCGCCTGTCTGGCATCCAGTGCATATCCCGCTTCTGTGACTGTGTTTGTGTTCTGCACTGCAGTTTTGAGCAGCCGCTTGTCAATCTCGCTCTCCGCCGCCTGGAAGTTCTCATTGACCACCGCCAGATCTGCAACGTCTTTTCGTTCAAACAGCTTGAATTTGAATAAATCCGTAAGTTTCATCTCATACCTTCTTTCTGATTCCTATATCCGCAACCTCTTCCACTGTGAAGCGTGCCAGATCATCCACTGTATACGCCGCTATATTCTCTACCGCAGCACTTAAATTCCGGGGGATGCTCAAATTCCGCAATTCCCAATGTGTAAACTGCGCCAGAATAATATGTGGATATGGTTTAAGCGCCTGGTACTGATTGTAAAGTAAAGAAAGATTCAACTGTAAGTTGCATGGAACTATCTCTTCCAGCATTTCCGCGACCACATCATGCTGATTCTTCTGCGCAAGTCCCACCTTAACCGTTACGGTCTGGCCGGCAATGTCCAGATCCAGCGTATATTCAGCTCCACATAGTTCCCTTAACTTTTGATCGAGGAAAGCATAATTGTACGGCAGACACACATTCCACTTTGTTATGCATCTGAAAATCCGGTCTTCCAACGTATCATCTGCCTTGGGCTGGATTCCCATGAGTTGCTCATATCGAACAATGCCCTCCTCATCGCAGGTCACGATATAACGGTTGGCAATGATCCTGTTATGTTCCGCCTCAATTATCTGGAACTCCGGTGTTTCCGCATCCATAGGTGCGGCAAGTTCCTTATACGCCTGCAAATACAAAGGGAGCAGTTCCTTAAGATTGATATAACGATCAGCCATAAGTAACCACCCCCAGTACCGGGATCTCATATTCTGTTAATTCGACGTTTCCCCCGCCGTTAAGCGTTGTACCGGTCACATCCACCACACCCTTCACGCCCATGATCGCTGCATCAATAGACGCAATCCGCACAACCAGTTTCGACTGATTTTCCCAGTTTTTTCTAAGTCCGGCAAAATACTCCTCTATGGCTGTCTCGATCTGGGTCTTGCAGGTATTAAGGTCATACCCGTTATCATAGGTTATCGTCGCCGCAATATTAACAGTGACTTCGGATGCGGTGTCAACTGTCACCGCGTGCCCGATCGGTGCAAGACCATCGCCATGCCCGTCTTTATTCGGGTCAAATTCTTTCTGCACCGTCTGAATCAATACATCCGTTGCCTTTCCGAAAACACTGTCTAAAATCACAAGTTTGACCGTTCCCGGACCATTCCATGCCCGGATCACTTTAACAGCGCCAACTCCTGCTATTCCCAGTGTTTTGTCATGATAGTCCTTTGCATTCCCGGCAAAAGCCCGTTCATTGAAAGATTCCTGATACCGCAATCTAAGAGTTTCGGTATCCTCGTCGTCCTCTCCGTAGATCAACACACGCGTAAGTTTTGCCGTCGTGAGCCCCATCACATACTCCACCGGGATAACATCCCCCAGATATTCGTTCCCGGCAGCCCCCGGCTGCTCACAGGTTACCTGTCCGCTTGCAGTTACCTTATAAAAGTGATCCCCGCCGGTAAACCGTGTTCCGACCGGTACCTCCACATCCGTCTCTAATTCCAGTACCGCATACGTAGCTGTCTTGGGTGTGATACCCCTATCCGCACATAACCGGATCAGGTACTCCCGCGATGCTGTATCGCCGAATGTCTCCGCCAGCATGCAATCAAATGCAACATACAGCGATGCCAATTCGACCGCCGCCGGTGCAAGCGCCATGTATACAGGACTGCTCTCTCTCTTATCCAGCGTATCCGGGATGCGCTCAAGCATCCTCTGCATAATTGCATCAAACGTCTGCTCCTCATACACTTATACATCCACCTCCTTCTGTGCCGGAACGCTGCCAAATTTCGTATGAGCAACGAACGTAACCAGCAATTTTCTTCCTTTTTTCTCAAACTCAAAACTGTCGCAGGAATCAATCCTGTCATCCTGCACCAGAGCCTCCGTGATGCGCCGCTCTACCTCCGACATGACATAATCGATTGGTTTTCCGAACAGGTCCTTAAGCTCCACACCATAGTCCCACGAAAAAATAATATACTGATACCGCTCGGTATTCAGAATGTTATAGATCGCCTGCTTAATCGCTTCGACATCATCGCACTGCCCTATGATCCGTTCACTTTCCACGATCATTCTCGGACAGAGGGACGGCTGTTCTACCACTTCGACGTTTTTCAACTGGTTTGATACCGGTATCATGCTTACACCACCTTCCCGATTACAAGATATTTCTGCCCGCCTTGCTGCCGGACCACCTGCACGCTGTCACCAATACTCAGACCGCTATGTACCGTCACCGTTAATTCGCCGCCATATTCATGGTTATGCTCCGGCGTACCGCCGTCCTCGGTATGCGTCGGCTTTACTGTCACCTTGATTTCACGCTCTTTCAAATGTTCCGGCAGAATCAGCATGCTTCCGCTGATCTCAAATCTCTGTTCGATTTTGATTTTTAAAGGGCTGGCAGATGTTACCGTCCCGGACATCACCGTAGCCGGATACCCGGCATCATTCGCATTCGTCGATACCTGCTGCACCGCCCGGACAAAATCATTTGCGTCATGCACTAAAATCACCTCCCGATACTGTCAAATCCATTGTGTGTTTGCTCTCGCCGTACTTGTGAACGCATTTTTCTACCAACATGAGATTCTGAAGCTTCACGTCGCCGAGATCAAGCTGCACCACGACGAGCGATCCACCGCGCACCCGTGAGTCTCCGGCGGCATCCTTGACTGTCAGCGTCCGCGTCTCCTTATTGTAAAGCTGTAATAACGCGTCCGCCTTTGCCTGCCCGTTTTCTCCCTTTTGTAGCGCATCAAAATACTGTAAAATCCCCCACCTGTTGATATTGGATGAATCCTGTGCGATATAAACCTCCCGCTTCCCGGCATCCTCATTGTCATAAACCAGTTTGATCCGGTTATAGGTATTTTCATCGATGGAAGACTCATAGTCATAATTCTGGCCAGTTTCCGCATCGATCATGATCGGCACATACATATCACCGAGGAAAGACAAATTCAGCTTTCCAAAATCGTCATGCAGGATGTACAAGTCCCCCGTATTCTGCAACGTCTGATCCAGGGCATTACTGATCATATCAAGCAGCGACACATTATCTTCCACCCGCGACGCGATCACCCACACCGTATTGGCAAGTGTACCGATGTTAAATCCATACTTCTCACCGATCAGCGCCACCACACCATCCGCCGTCTTATTCTCATATACGAGCGTATCCTTATTCTTCAGATACCGGATCTGGTCATATGCCGTAATCGTCACAATGTTACTGCGGTCACGTTTCATGCGAAAAATGAATCCATAGAACACTTCTTTTCCATCTGCATCCTTGAACCGAACCGGATCACCATTTCCAATGTTGATTCCAGTGTCCACAAAGCTGAATTCGAGCACTCCGGGGCTGATCTGCCGCTCCGTCGTAACCTTCACCTCTTCTTTCACAGGCGGCATATACGCCGTGCTATCATGCTGTATCAATAACTCGTACATATGTCCCTCCTACGCCGCCGGAATGGCAAGTACCTGCCCCGGATAGATCAGATTCGGATTCCCGCCGATCACCGACTTATTAGCATTGTAAATCGTTCCCCACTTGCTTCCATTCCCATAATACTGCTTTGCAATCTTCCACAGGCAATCCCCCTTTTTCACCGTGTAAGACCCGCCGGACGGCGCGTTGGATGATGCCGCTCTTGCTGCCTGCATTGCAGCTCTCGGCTTCGGAAGCGAAATGTCAATCGTACACGCCTTGGTTGTGAATTCCCGGTACTGCCGGAGCTTTACTTTTACCGTTACATCCAGCCCCTCCCCCGCGTCCTCCACGATGTCGTAGCTTTCAATCGATACCTTCATGCTGGTATCAAACAAACGCTGATTCGTCCCATCCGTTCGCGTGACCACATACTGAAATGCACTCTTGGCGCTCATCAGCGCTTCCAGCTTGTCCAGATAGTATTTTGCCGGACGGAATCCGCTCGGGTATACCGCAAACGGGTACTGCACCGCCGGCAGCAGCTCAAAATCCACGTCCGTCAGACCGGGGCTTTTTAAAATATTGGCTTCCCCCTCATTGATCAGTGTGACCGTTTCATTTTTGCCGTTAATTTTCATGGTGATCTTGGACGGCGTAACGGGAAATAAAATGCCATCCATATACAATCTGTATGCCACGGTCATTCCTCCTTTCCTAAAATCGGGTATAAAAATCCCCGCCTACGTCATGTAAGCGGGGATTCTCTATCTTTATAATTCCACTCTATTCATCCTAGCTGTAATTTTGGGTTTTAATTGCTCTATCAGCTTTGCACATTTTTGAGTATTAGGATATTCATCTCTTAAAACAAACGTCTGTGCTTCGCCATCTGCATTTTGATATGTCACAATTGCATAGCATTTTACCTCACGTTTTGTTTTTGTCTTCGGTGCAGAACCAAGCACCGCTCCTGCCACTCCAAAAGTTGCTGCTCCAACAATTCCTTTCGCCAAACTGCTTTTCTGATATATGCTTTCATCAATATCCATCTGAAAATCAACATTATGTATTTTCTCATACAATAATGTCATTTCTGTCCCAGCCCCGGAAATCACCATTTCCTGAGTTTTAAGCATAACTTTGCATTTACAATTTTCTGGGATTGGCAACCCTACAACATGCACGATATCTGTATATTCCTTAGCTTGATCTTTCTTACCAAATAACCCCATAATAGTTCCTCCCTAATAATTTGTGAAATTATTATACACCTCCCTTCTGCGTTTGTCGATATTTAGGCTCCATCCCGGACTATTTCCATCGCCTCCAGTACCCGCGTGGTCAATCCGTCCACAATACCGTCCAGATCATTGGTATTATGCACAGTATTGCTCATACCGGACATATCCACCTTGATCTCCGCCGTCGTAAAACGGTTGATTGCTTCCTGCTCCGCAATATCTCGCAGATACTTCAGATCCTCTTCCGAAACATCCAGCGAATCCGAGATACTCGATGTATCACCTGCTATGTTGGCAACATTCGCAGCCATATCAGATGCGGCTCCATAACTGCCTAATGCTCCGGTGTCTCCGCTGTTTCCAAGATCCTTAATACCACCAAAGAAATCAAAAACCTTGTTCTCTACGCCCTGTCCGAAATCATATCCCTTGTTGTATGCAGTCTGATAATCGACATAATCCATCTTGCCGACCTGCTCAACCCAGCCTGACTTATCCTTGACCGCCTGCTGTGCCTCTTCCAACTTTGAGTAGAATCCGTCTAAACCGCTGGTAATATCGACTTCAACTCCCGGTATTTTGTTCAAAAGTGTCTGTATCGCACTCGCAAGATTTGAGATATATCCAAGGACTGTAAGACACAGATCATAAAACATCACCTCTACTGCCGCGACAGGATTATTAAATACATTCCCGAAAAAATTCGCCAGCGTGGCAAACCCATTCCATGCCGGAACAACAAATGTGTTAATTATATGTGCTCCCAGTGTGGCAAATATTCCAGCTACAACCCCGGTCGCACTATAGGCGGTATGTTGTGTTTTGTTAATTGCTGCAACAATTAAATATATCGCAGCTATAACAATAATAATCGCTGCCACAATCCATGTAAGCGGACACGCCAATAATGCCGTATTAAACCCATATTGGGTTGCTGTAGCTATAGCAGTTTCTGATGCTTCCTTTTTCGTAAAAGCTGCATGCGCGTATGATGCCAAACACAGGGCAACTTTTATTCCTGTACTGACTGCCTCTACCGTTTTTACAACCCCTAAATACGTTGCATACGCCGCCAGTGCCGCCGCTACTCCACCTATAACCGGTGCGATCATTGACCAGTTGTCCACGATATACGCCCCGCCCGTTACCATTACATCGATCACATTCAAAGCGATCGTTGCCGCCCCGGACAGGGCATTCATAATTCCGGTCAATGCCGTTTGCATATGCTGATCGTTTGCCATCTCATTCAACCGCTGTAGTACCGGTTGAAATGTTTTTAACGCCAAGTTGGAATACTGCGTCCACAACTGCCCCCAGGTCAGTGGCATCGAGTTAAATTTTGCATCAATATCATCTGCTGCCGCAAACATTGCATTCTTTACAATATCCGCGGTGATCTGTCCATCTGATGCCATTTCCCGGATCTTACCGATTGGAACATCCATGTAATCAGCCACAGTCTGGATCAAGTTCGGCGCCTGCTCGAAGATACTGTTCAACTCATCGCCACGGAGCACGCCAGACCCTAACGCCTGTGTCAGCTGCAAAAACGCATTGGACGATTCTGTTGCCGATGCCCCGGCTATCGTAAACTGCTTATTTACCAACTCCGCGAACTGCACAATCTCGCCGGTCGATGCAAAAGCATCCCGGGCATTATTTCCGAGTTTCGCCACCGATGCAGCTGTATCCATATAAGACGCCCTGGAATTCTGCGCCGACAGGAAGATCATCTGCGAGAGTTCATCTGTCGTCTGCATCGTCCCATTCAACGCATTATACTGCGACACCATCATATCAAGGCGCGCCGTGGTCTGCGTGAGTTCATCCGACAGATCCAGTGCGTTTTTTACCGTAGAAATGCCAACATACGCTCCGACAAGCGATTTCACCTTATTCACGAGCACATCCGTATGCTGTGATCCAGCCTGTATCTTCTGGTTGTATTCCTCCTGTTTCCGGCGCGCGCTCTCCGTGGCACTCGTGATGTCCTGTAAACCCACCATACCATCGGCAAGCAGCTGCCGCGCCTCTTCCATCGACGACGTATCAATCGCGGTGCTGGACGCATATTCCAGCGCTTCAAAGTTGCTTATCACCATATTCACCGCCGTACAGATATTGTAGAGCGGCGCAGACATACGGTCCGACAACTCTATCGCAGTCTGAATACTTGACATCCTCTTACCTCCTACTTCTGGATTTCTTTTGCCTTGCGCTTCTCTTCCTCGACCCGAAGATCTATGGACGCAATCACAAAAGCTTTCTCATTCCGATCCAATTCAGAAAAGAATGACGGCAGCCAGTGAAACTTCTGCAAGCAATAATGCGCATATGCCGCTTCACCGTCGCCGCCATTGATTAGTTTTTTGCCTCGTCAACCTTCTCCTGCAGCGTCTCATCGATGCCGCTGTATTCCTGCACGAATGTGGCAAGCTCACCGAACTCTTCTGGGTTGTCGACCATTTCCACAATCAATGCCTCTGCGCTCATAACGCCATAGGAATCCTGCAGTTCTGCATTGTGCAGATCCGGCTCCACTACCGCGGCGCAAATCATTTTTCTCAGAAGCTCATCCGTATTAACCTTCTGCCGATACAGTCCAGGCTTGCCGGTTACCGGCACCTCAATCGTACATTCATCCCGGATTGCCGCAGATTCTTTTGTGGACAGAGGTCTGATCGTCCAGAGTAACGGATCACCGTTCTCATCACACAGTGACTTTGTGGCAGCAAACTGCGTTGTCTTTTTGGCTTTCTTATTCTGTTTCAAAAATGCTTTTAAGTTTCCCATATGTTTTTCTCCTCATTCTCTTAATTGGCGGCAGTCTCCCGCCGCCGTTGACTTGTTACAGATAGGACGGCTCCTTGTAGGATTCCGGGCTGGAATAATCCGCAGCATAGAAATTGATCTCCTGCTCGACAAATCCACCCTCGGCATCAAACATTGACAGCAGCACATCTCCGTCGATCACGCAGTTGTGATAAACCTTTGTGCTACGCCCCATGCAGGTAGCCGCATCATTGTTTGTCGTCTGCAATTCAAACACCGGCAGATGACCGGTATTTTTGTACTCTGTTACGATCCGGTCAAACATCTCCGAGCATTTGTAGACCGTCATTTTTGCCTGCACGACCATTCCGGTCGGCTTCCTGCCGGAAATGATCTTTCCCAGCACCGGGATCTCCTTGGTGCTGATGTTTGCCTTGCCCTCAAAATTCTTTGCGTTCAGCAGATTATACCGCTGTTCGCCAACCGTGACAAAAGCTTCCGCCTCTTTTGCAGACGGCACATCCTGTTCATTCATATAAGCGTTAAACATCTCTTTACCTCCTACTCAATCACGACCGTCATATACAACTGTGACATTGCATTGACGATCGTCACCTTATCTTCCACATATACGCCGCGTTTCTCGCTTCCGGCGGAGACCACAACATCATCCTCCGAAAAATTCTCGATTGCTCCAATCTGCTCTAACTGCTTATGATGCGATGCAATATCGTTCCATAAGCTGACACGACCAGATTCATTGTTCTGAACCTTGCCGTGATACTTCGTGTTGAACAGCGATGCGATATCCATCGCGATCTGATCCAGCACACGGATCGTCTGGTTGCTCTGGAAGAGTTCGTTTTTATCCTCCGTAAGTGTCACAAGAGAATTGATGTCCTCTAAGACACGCACTTCCGTTCCCACGCTGTGCAGGACGAATTCACCGGCTTTCACAGCATTCTCAAGCTGTGTCTGCGTATAGGCGGTGTCAATCTCAAGCTCCCCGTCATAGATCGCGTTGGTACAGGTTGCATTAACCCCGCACGCCGCCTCCAGACCCACAACCCACGGAATCACATCCGGGCTGTTCTTCACATTGATGACGCCCTCATAATCGGCTGCGCAGTTATACAGGACTGCCTGGAATTTTGCCCCGACCTTGTCCCTCATACGCTTTGCAAATGCGGCGTACAGTTTCGCCGTGGTAGCATCACTCACACTCGCGCCGATCGTATTCACGGTATATGATTCCAAGAGATCCAGGTATTTCTGGTGCACCTCACCATTGACCGTTCCATTCGTACCGCCTGCCAGCGGAACGCCTGCCGTTGCTTCAAGTGCGGTTTCTTTCCATGTAACCCAGTCATTTTCTTTCAGATCAGCCGCGGATGCTACCGTCTGGGAATCCACAAGCTGCGCATCCAGATACAGCTTCACGTCAAAGCCATCTCCGTCCACATTCGCCGCAATAGCAACCTTCAGATCATTGCCACGGATTCCGCAGCACTTCGCTGTCGCATAGGTATTTTGCGCCTTTGCGCCGCCCGATGTCAGCTTATAGATATAAGACTTTGTCGCATGCGCAAACAGTTCGCGCAACGGCTGCATCTTATCATCTGTATAGGCATAACCGAACAGCGTAAGCGAATTCTTAATGAAATCTTCCTGCGCCACCTCCATCATCACGTTATCCGCACCCCAGTCAAGTTCAAGAGGCATGGATGCCACGCCACGCTCTGACAGATTCGTGGTCACGCGCGCCGCCGAAATAAAATTGATATAAGCACCACCCAAAACCTTATTCTGGGTTGTCCACTGTCCACCTCCGTACATTATCGCACCGCTCCTTTCATGTATTTTTCCATTTTCTTATCCACTTCCTCAAGCGTATAAGATTTTCCCGGTTCCAGTAATGCCGACAGGAGATCCACCCTGCCCGCGTATTTTTTGGAACCAATGATCTGCTCTTTGGTATAAGTAACCTTATTAACTGCTTCTGCCACTGTTTACCTCTCCTTTCACTTCGCATTCTTCCATATACGCATCTTTCTGGCTCTGCCCCAGGAATAACGTATATTCTGCCGTTGCCGACATCACATCGTCCGATATGTCCTTACATTCGATCGTACCGCGCACCATTTTACCTTCTACCTCTATGAGGTCCAGGCACTCGCTCAACCGTTCGTAAACGGTATTGATCTCTTTCTTTGGCTCGTCACTTTCCGGAAAATACTGCACGATAAAAAGCAATGTGGCTTTTCTGCGGCCGGTAAGCCCTCGCGGCACATCCGGATTGATGCAGCGCACAAAAAATGCAGGCTCTTCCATGTCCTGCATCGATGCTTCTGTATGGATTTCATAGTCATCGCCAAATGCGGCATATAAGGCATCTGTGATGCCCTTTAAAACTTCGTTGATCATGCAAACACCTCATTCAACCATGCCGTCAGTTTATTCTCGAGGATTCCCGGTGCTGCCTTGCGGATTTCATTTTCAGAAATGGTAAGCATAAGCTGTCCCGGCACCCAGCCTTTTTTTAGACGCTTTCCAATAGCAGGAACATATCTGCCCGGCGTCTGACGATGTCCAAACTCTACATAGCTGGCATAAAGCTGATCGTTGGTAACTTTAATCGTATAAGTATTACCGGATTTTTCAATCGTTCCAACCGTCCAGCTTCTGCGCAGTGTTCCACCCTGTTTTTCTGACATAACAAGGAACTTCTGCTGACCGTCATCCTCCACATCATAGGAATCCGAGTAATCCCCTACTGGAGTACGCTTAATAACCTTTGCCAGCAATCGTGCTGCCAACTCCTTGGCACAGGCTTCCATGAACGCTCTCTGCTGTTCCTCATCGGCAACTTTCTGAACTCTATCCCGGAACTCCTCCAATTGTTTCAGATCAACCTTTGTATTTCCCATCAAGCCCACTCCTTAAATAAATCCAGCATAATTTCCTGATGCGTCGGGTGCATCCCCGGGACGCCGCTCCTGGTGTACTCCGTGGAATTGCCACAGTGTGTCACGATGATCTTGGAGCCGCTCTTGATTTCCACCTCCGGCGCAACAAACAGCTTTACCGCCTGCGCTACCGGAGATGCCGCATCGGTCTTTTCTGCCTGTGCGATCGTCTCAAACGACAGCTTGCACGGCTGATTTTCCAAGACCACGGTGTCCGTGTATGTCACAACGCCCTTTTCCTTGGTCTTACGGTGTTCCACAACCGTGCAGGTATCTTCATACATGGCTTCAATTGCCATTCTGACCATATCCATCAAAACACCACCTTCCGGTAACGGTTCAGCACCGGCTTGTAATTCTTCATAAGGCTTTCCGAGAACTCCGCCGCGGAAGTCTTAAAAGATGTTGTTGTATCGCCGATCTGCACCGAAGAAACCGTCTGTGGTATATTGGCACTCCCCATATGCTCATTCCGGTAAATATCCATCGCCATGCGCAGTACCGTGGTTTCCAGTCCTGCCGGAATCTCGTCGATATGGCAGTAGTTTTTTACCGTATCCTCTGCATTTTCAAGCGCAAACTCCAAGTGGACTTTCACTGTCTCATCCGGGTCGCTTATCCCGAGAAGCGCCGACAGCCTTTCGACTGTCAGCTTGCTTTCCTCTGCCATACCGCACCTCCTAACCGATCTTATGCTTGATTGCTACAATTCTAAGCTGCTTCGGCTCATATACCGGTTTCCAGTTCTCTGCCTTGGCAAGTTCTGCACGAAGCGGTGTCTCTACATGCTCACGAACAGCTCCGGTGTATGCAATTCCTCTCGGATGCAGGATAAACGCCTTACGGTTGATAAGATAATCGATACCGCCGCCGGTCTGCTTATCACGGTCAACCTCTGTTGAAACAAATCCGGTCGGAGAACCATTGCCGTAAGCTACCGCACCATTGCCAAACAGGTATGTCGTATACACGCCACCGGAAGTTACCGGACAGCCATCATCCACGGTCACGCGTCTACCCTGATAGGTGTCAAACTCAACATCCGTAGAATCACGCTCTGTCTCGATCAGATTCAGCTTTTTCAGATAAGACTTTGTCGCCGAGTGCATCGCTACGCCGGATAACTGCGCCTGCGCGTCGCCGAGCAGCTGGCATGCGTCAATAAACGCAGATGCGCTGATCTGCTTTGCCGCATCCGTTTTTCCGGTGGTAAGGTCAAGAATATGATCTGCCATTCTGGTTTCTGCCGCCGGTGTTCCCTCTGCCCCCGCAGTAGTGGTGCCGAACACTCCAGCAAGGATTGAGATAAGCTCCTTCTGCATATCTCTTGCCCAGTAGGATGCCACCAGATCACCGATGGCTTTCATCGGATCAGCTCCGGCCAGCGCCGCGGAAAGATTACTTGCTCCCCACATATTCTGTCTGTAAATCGTGGTGGATACGTCCTTGTTGGAACCGATCTTCTTTGCGGTCATCTTCACATCCTCAAGGATTGCCTCGGACTCACCCTGTAAATCCTCAAAGAACGGCATATTGTGTGTTCTGGCTGCCTCGCTTGCCAGTGCGTCAAATTCCGGGCTGTTTACCACGATTCCGCTCTGGAAGAACGCGGACAGCTCCATCGTTCTGTTGATTACATACCGGTTAAAAAGCTCCGGTACAATTACGTCTGCAATCTTTGTAATTGCCATAAGTTATCATCCTCTCTTTCTTACAGTGTTACTCCGGCCGCTGCGGCAAGTTCTTTTGCCTGCGCCGGGTTTTCTTTTAACATACGTCCCTGTTCGGTCAGATTAAAAGTGTCTTTTGCGAATGGATTCGTCACACCGCCTGCGCCCCCATCTTTCGGGTTGTACGGCGGTTTCTGCTGTTCCTGCTTAAACAGGTGAGCCATAGCCGCATCATCTTTGTATGGCTTCACAACCTCTTCCACGCCGATTGGCTTTCCTTCCTTGTCGAAGTCGAACTTCTCAAGGCCACCGGCTTTGTAGATCAGATAATCCGGATCCAGAACACCCTGCTTTGTAAGTGACTCTTTCAGCGCATAGGTCTTTGCAATCTCCTCGCTTGCAGTCTGCTGTTTTTTGAGTTCTCCCTGCAGATTGGCAATAGTGGTCCGTAACGTCTCGTTATCGGCATTATTTTTCTTTAAATCTCCGATAGTTGTGTTGAGTGTCTTAATCTGACCGGCAAGATTCTCTTTTTCTGCCACGGCGGTATCATACTTGCCTTTGTCAACATACTGACCAGATCCAAGGTCTGCAAGCTTTACCTGCTTATCCTTATTCTCCGGCTTTCCATTATAGGCATTGACGGTATCTGACACCTGCTTATAGAGATCCTCGCCTAAAATGTCTTTTAAAAATTCCATAGTTTCCTTTCCTGCACCGTTTTTAAGCGTGGTGTCTCCACAAGCAGTATGCAGTTTTGATGCCATGCATAAGGGCAAATTGCCGCAGTTTAAACGTCATAAGGCTTTCGGACAATATAAAAACAGGACTGCCGGAGGAACTTACTTGGCGTCACCTCTGCGCCGTTCGGTTCATAAATTTCCGGTTGTCCTGTCATTACTAATTTGGGGTATAAAAATACCACCTAACCATTATCGGCTGGTGGTATATCTTGTTTCTTTTTAAACCCTATATTATCTCTGCATATCTCTCCATCTATTTTCTTTGTATGTAATACCTCAGTTGGAATACCATCTGGATATGCGTCGCAGCGCATACCCGGCATGCAATTTGAACATGATAAACAGTATGGAATTCTAAGCATTACCGTTTCCACCTTTCTATATATCGATCGACATATTCTTTTGCTTTTTCTGGAACATCTTCGCCATTTTTTATCTTAACATATGCTTCCGCAAGCGTTTCAAATCCATTCTGCACCTCATCCGAATAACCAGAAACTCCAGGTACATATAAGTCTTTTACCTCTTCAAAAAATGCGTTGAAATCCTCTACACTTTCAATATCTTGCCCCGTCAATATGTGCACTATCTCATGTTCAATATAATCTTCAATACGCTTTTCCGCAAAATACTTATACTCATACCCTGCCTTTATAATAGCATCAAATCCAGAAAAATCATATCCCGAATTAACCACCAATTTCGCCATATGTTTCCCATTTTCCTCATAATACTGGCAAAAGAATGGAACATCAGGCTTCTTTGCTCCCCAATTTTCAACCGTGACATTTTGAAAATTTACAATGTACTCCTTTTTCATTTTTTCATACACACGTTCTATAGCATCTGCATAATCTGGTGTCATTCCAGAAATATTCATAATGTCACTCGGAATCTTTATGTCGGCAGTTTTCCAATCAGTGTAAACAAAATTTTTCTTCCACTCCTCATACGTCATGTTCTCCGGCACATAATACTTCTTGCCATCTGCCCCGCGCGCAACTCTTTCCCCTGTGGTAAATTCATCGTTGAAATACGGGCAGGTGCATCCCCGGCAATTCGGATGGAACGGTGGCACAGTAACACCAATCTTATAATCTTTCATCGGAAAGTGCTTCCCGTCCATCTCCCCGCAGGTTGGGCAAGTGCGGCTGTCCAATGTCTCAACCACCTCGAACTCTTCCACGTCAAGGTCAGAAAAACACGTTTCCTGTGCCTTAGCAGAAAAAGCGGCTGATTCAGTCTGAACAATTCGCGCCGCCTGTGATCTGCCTACTTTCATGTTCTGGGATATTTCCCGTATGACTCGATCCGGCGATTCTCCGGTGATGCACATCCGCGTTAAGGAATCGTGCATATTGTTAATCAGCTTCGTTTTATCCGTCCAAATGCGCTCTGAAAAGTTGCGTCCATCCACCGCCCAGGGCTTATGTATGATGTCACCGACTTTTTCCGAGTTAAAACTCTGCATTTGCCAGCCGACGCCAACACCGCGCTGCACCTCATATGCCGTGTGATAATAGCCGGACATATAGACGCTTGCAATATGGTCGTCTATGGAATCGTGATAATTTCCATACAGTTTTTCAATCTCCTGCTGCGTCTGCACCTTGAGTGCTTCCAGTCTGCTGATATGCACCTTTGCGGATGCGTTCTCAAGCTGTTTTGCCCACTGCTGATTTATGCCATTCTCGCGCCCGTATTTAATATAATCCTGCACATCCCACCGGAACTCTTCCAGTTCGTCACTGTTAAGCAAACGTCTGGCTTCCACCATTGAAATGCCGTTGTTGGCAGCAAAACGCTGATACCAGGCGTTAATCTTCCCGTCAAGAGCCTGCTCTGCCCGCCGGAACTCCTGCTCAATCTCCTGCACGGTCTGAACGGACGTATCATGCTGTGATTCTTCCAACTGCCGGAAGCGCTCCTGCCAGTATTCACTTGTCCGTTCTCCCATGCACTCACCTCATTTCACAGAATCCCGAGTTCCTTGTATACGGCTGCAATCTTCGGGAATTGAACCGCAATCCAATCCACCATTGTTTCCTCATGCCCCATACGATTAACGTGCTCAAAATTATCTTTCAAACCGCTTTCATTCAAAAAAGCATGAATAATCTCGTGACGCAGGCATCCCTTGAAATAAGCATCCTTTTCCTCTTCATTGCTAAACCAAAAATGTTCTTCATCATCCAAATCTGCAATAACAATCAGTGGAAAGTTGCTGCAACAATAGCCCGCCCATGAATTTTGGCTCAGTTCCTTATCTTCTGACCACTTGTGTATCTCTATCCGATACTCCGTCCCCAGAATCATCGCCGTCTGTCTCACTGCCTGTCTCCTTTCCCTTTGCACCAAAAGCACCGATGTAAGCATCTGCTTTCTCCTGCGCCTCCTGCGCCTCTTTCTCCAACTGCTTCAGCTCCGCATCCGCATCTTCGACAAGCGGATGATTTTTGAGAATCGTCTTTTTACTGACAATTCCAACCGAATCCTTGCAAATCTGTGCCTGCTCCGTGTCATTTTTTACACAAGTGCGGGTCCACGTCTGGATGATTTTCTTGCAATCAATTCCCTCATGGTGGCATATCGCTCTTACCAGACGGGCAAACCCAAGCTGAAACTCCGTCTCCGTCAGCCCGGCTTTCATTTCAAGCAACGAATACATGAATTTAAGCGCTTCTCCGCTCTGATTTCCGAAGTTCTCCGGCTGTGGGTCAAATCCCTGCCCCTGTTCAAAAATAGCCTTTCTGGTGACTTCCAGAGCGCTGTTACGGGCTTCTATCGGAATCTCGATGTTGAGTGTGCTCACTCCCGGGTTACTGCCCTCGTCCCCATCTACCTTGATGGTCTTATATTTTTTCAAATCTGACAGAAACGTGTTAAGATCTGCGCCGCCGTACCCGGACAGAACAATTATCAGCTGTTGAATATCATCCAAATCATTAACAAAACCGCTGTAGACCTTGTCGTATACGTCTATCAGCGGCTTGATATTTTTCAAATCATTCGTATTGGTGTTATTGTTCGGGAACGGAATAAACGGCACTTCTCCAAATTCGTGACGATACTCTGCTGTAAAATCACTGGAATCCGGCACCATAAAAGTGTTGTAATAAAGTAAACCGTCCTCTAAGGTGTCTCCGTTCTTCCGCCGGAATGTCCAGCAGCTTTCCTTGTCCCAGTATTCATAGATTGCATAGGTATCTCCCGTCTCTTCGTCGATTTCATCATACATACGGAGAACGCCAAGCAGTTTCTTTTTCAAATCATGAGATTCGATCGGAATAATCTGCTTGCTGTCAACTACCGCCCACTGGAATGCTCCATCTTCATCCTCCCAGTAGTGAATCCAGCCTACTGACGCATTGGCAGCGTTTATGCACAGCTCCATGCAATTCTTCCGGTATTCATCACCGAGTACTTCTGTCACGACTTCATTTCCATGCTCATTCCCAATGTCAAAGAGCGGCGGTGCCGTGAACATGTACGCAGCTTTCTGATTTACGATAAGCCCGTGGAAGTTCCGGGGGATCCGGTTATCTGCGTTACGTAACGGATTGTCGGGTTCCTCTTTCTCTTTTTCGTCTGTGAGCTTGTTTTTTACCAGAATATCCGTTTCATTCCGGTAGTACCGTTCCGCCTGCATCGCCCGCAAGGAAAACCGTGTATGTCCCGGTTCGTATTTTCTTATGAGTTTTTTCATTACCTCAAGTTCCATGTTCTCACCTCTATTTTAAAATGCTGATGCCGCCCGGCTTGCGAATAATCGTATAACAGAAATACCGAAGAGCATCCATCGCATGATCGTGCAGCTTTACCGGTTTATCCTCGCCACGCTCAGATGCTTTCTGGTCCCAGATATATGACCCAAACTCTTTTATAGTGTTTGGGCACTGGTCACTAATAGCTATCAGATCCTGGTTTAACAATGATGCTACAAACCGGATACCATCAAGCACATCATTTTTCGCCTTTTTTATGGTATAGCCACGTTTTTTCAACTCGGCTATAAAGGATGCTGCCGACGGGTCAATGATTATTTTGACAGGCTTAATCCCAGCAAGCCATCGCTCCAAGTCATCTGCATATTCTGTGTCTGTTTTCTGTCGTTCCTCATCACGACCGGAATAATAGTACTCCCGGCAACACACCCACCGTCCGGAACGCTCTTTGCACCACAGCAGGAATACCGTGGCATTTTGCGTACCATAATCGCAAGATACATAGTAATTTTCGTTGACCAGATCTGACAGATTCGATATCACATGCTTGGCAGTGTCGAACATATCGTAGATAATGCCCTCTGCCATCGCCCACAAGCCACGGATATACCGCCGGTAGAATACACCTGTATACATACTGCGATATCTTTCCTTGATTTTCTTCGACAGAGATAAATTATCATCCATCGTAAAATGCAGATATAAAATCTCTTTTAATCCCGGATCCCGGTTCTCTGCTGCAGCTTTTTCTCTTATCTCCTGTGTTTTCTTTTTCCCCAGATATCCAGTTGCTTTGTCAATCCATCCCGTCTTGAACCAATGATACGGTCCATCCGGATTACAATTGAACCAATACTTCGATCCCTCAACAGAGCATCGTCCGGTTGCCTGGTTCACGAAGCTTTCCGGCATCAGCGCCACTTCATCAAAAAAGACCCCAGCCAAGGTAATACCTTGGATAAGGTCTTGTGAACGCTCATCTTTGCCGCCAAATATATAAAAGTAATTGGTCGTCTCTCCTCTTGTCACAACGACCAGATTGTCAGCTCTATGGTCTGCTACAGTATAGCCGCGGCTCCGTAACATCACTTCAAGCCAGAACAGTACGTTACGCCGGAAAGAGCCGATTGTCTTTCCGCACATACCAAAGTTCTGACCGTTAAATTGTGTCATCGCCCACATCACAAAGGACAACGACATACATACCGTTTTACCGGAACGGATTGCCCCATCGGCAATGATGCCATCCATATCCTTAACTGGTGATGTATCGCACCACCAATTTAATACCATGCGCTGTTTCTTAGAAAAGGGCTTGAATTTGAATGTCTGCTTAATTTTCTTCATCCATCCAATCCTCCGCGGCACTTCCCTGCAGCGCTTCTAAGAATCCGTCATCCGCAGTCTCTTCCTCATCGTCTGTCTGCACCTTTGCTTTTAGCAGTGCAATCTCCGCTTTCTGTTTATCCGTTGCAAGGTCCATATGGTCGGATAGCCACTGTAGCGCTTTCATTCGGTCGGCAAGTTTTACCTTCACCCCATCCTTGCCCTTGGACACTTCTGAAATAATGCTTCCATCCACATCAGTATCATTCTTGATATTAACATGGCTTACTGTGATAGTTTTATGTTCCCCTGTATCCAGAATCACTTCCATCTCTTCGTTTCCGAACTCCACAAAATCGGTTACATCCGCGAACGCAATATCCATGTACTTCTGGAAGATATCTGTTTCACTCAAGAACTCTCTGTTGAGTCGTTCCTGCTTCAGCTGAAAAATCTCCTCTTTTATCCGAACATTTCCTAACAATCTCGGTCCCGCCACCACTGCGGTTGCGTAATCACACTCATACGCTTTCTGATATGCCTTGGTTGCATTAAAGCAACGAATGTAATAAATGCAAAAAAGCTGTTGCTTATCGGTCAAATCAGTATTCTGTATTACTGCTTCAACCTCATGTGCAACAGGCTCTTTCTTTGCTCTCTTCGCTTGCTTATTTCCTTTCGCAACGTTGCGTTCCTTTTTTTCTTTCTTTTGCAACGTTGCATTACCACCATCATCCCACTTATACCGATTCTTCCAGCTCCGCACAGTTCCCTCTGCTATCCCGAGCTGGTTTGCAATCTCTATTAGCTTAAGCCCTTGCTTATACATTTCAAAGGCTTTGTCCGCTCTCGCATCTTTTGCCTTTGGCAAGGACCATCACCTACCTTTTCTTTACATACAAAAAAGCACCCGTCATTAAACGGGCGCCTTCTCTGGGTTGGGGGAGTTGCAAAAAGCAAATGGCTCTTGGCTCTCTCAATTCACTTCTTGCAGTTTATACTATACATTGATTTTTCGTAACATGTGTAACATTCGTAACAAACTTTTACGCAGCATCCATAAATCTCTGAAACTCCATCTTAACGCTTCCCTCGGTGCTTTTTCTCCCCATTCTTACAGCCACCTGTTCCCAGCTCATTCCCTCAAAGAACTTATACCGGATGATCCTCTGCATCCGTACCGGTATGCCGTTCATCCACTGCTCCACCTGCAGTTTGATCTCTTCCGACTGGGCTTTTCTCTCTTCCAGCAGTTTCTCTTCTATACGCAACTGCGCATCATCCGTGTATGTGAACGATGTTCCTTCAATCTTGAAATGTGTTTCTGCATACGGGAAATCATTCATCGAACCTTTTACACTTCCCGTCACAATCGTTTGCCGCTTACGCTTCAATCTCTTAATGTCCTGCTCCGTCTCCCGGATCATCTCACATGCATCTACATACTGCTCCAATATTTTCTTATCTACTCCCACCGTATTCTCCCCTTTCTGATAATATCACTACAACGTTTCTGATAATATCATACAATAGGTTTGGAGTGGATTTGTGCCAAGTTTAGAGCAAAAAAGAGCTGAATATATCAAACTAATCATAGTCCCATATATTCAGCTCTACAGTGTTATTCTTATAAATATTTAAGCCGTTACATCGTTCTTTATAGCTGCACGTATATCTACATCATGAGCGCCTTCTCGAGTACCATAGCATATATAATCTGCTCATTTTGAAATTTTCTCTCAGATTTTATACATACATCATCTCTCAATGTCACTTCCGGATTTCTCAAATAGAAATCACTATTTAACCTTCCTGGATCTTCTAATACATATTCCATAAAATTACTCATATCATTCAAATCAAAACATTTACTATTAAATTTTTCACTCCACTCCTCGAGTTCAGCACAATTGCCAGCAAAATATTCTCCATTTTTACTAACCCACTCTCCCACACTGTTTTTGAGTTCACAATTGTCTCTCAACACAATGTTCGGAATGCTCAGTATAACAAGTTTAACATCATCCGGTATCTCCCTCTTATGGAGTTTAACCAAGCTAAGAAGTTGGCTTAGATCAGAAACTGTCGCCTGTCTTTCCCTAAGTTTTCCCAAAACCTCAGCAAATTCTACCTGTACTTTCAACGCTAACATAGTACATACCTCCTTTTTACCCGATTTTACCACACAGTCTTGCAGAAATTAATTACAAGCATAAGAAAATTGTTGCTATGTCACCACTCAATCCTCAACTGCCCGTTCTTCTCTTCCACCAGATGCGCCATCCTCTGCCGCATCAGCCTCTGCGCTGTCCTGCGCCGCCTGTAAAAGCTCCGCCTGCTGATCGGGAGAATGCCGTGGTGGGCTTCCAGCATATCGTAGCTGGTGCCGCACACGATGGATTCCGTCAGTTCCGCAGCAATGAAGCTGTCCACACTCATGCATATCTCGTATATCTCTTTTTCATCCAAGTACATTCCCCCTTTCAAATTTTGCGCAAAAAAATACCAACCATCGAATATTGACGGTTGGTATTGACACTAAAATATATAACTTTTATGTTCATTAAAGATTTGCTTCAATCT